ACTAATATTACCAAAAAAGAATTTATCAGTGCGAACATCTATTTCCGAGTCTGCGGTTGAATACCTAAAATAACTAGCAGTGTGTGCATATAATTCTAATCCAACACCACTATATGCTACTCCGCCTTTTGTATTTTGTCCTTTTAATGCAGATCCACTAAAAAGCAAAAAGCCAGGAAATCCAGATTCAAAACCTTGATATCCTAATGATCTAATAAAACCAGTTCCAGCATTTCCTGTTATAGCTACTCCACTGTTTATTGAATCTGCTACATATAAAGACCCGGTAAGCATTGAAAAATCACCGTCTACATAACGATTACCACCTTCCCAATCTAGATTGTTAACAAATGTTACTTGTTTACTTGCAACACCATCGACATTATAATATTCTAATTTAAATGATATTTGGTTGTCTATTTTATGAGTAGTTTCAATAAATGTTTTTATTCTGTTATAATTAGGAGTATATCCGGCATCATTGTCAGATGTAACATGAATATCCGCAACGTTGAATGCGCCACCTTCTACTACAAATATTATAGATCCATTGCCTGTATTATCTGCATTAAAACTAAACGTTTGGTCAAGTATTACTTGACTATCTGCGTCAATACGAATTTCACCAACACGTTTGCCTAATGTTACTGGTAATTCTTGATTTAAAAGATCGGTTGGATCATAATCAAATGCACTACCAGACATATAAACAGCAAGTACAGGATCAACAAAATTACTAAATGATGATTTTTGTCCATGTGCATCAAATGTAACTTTATATGCTGAGTCTTTAACGAATACTCCATTATATGCTGATTTATTTTGAAATGTTAAAACGTGATTTTTGGGACTAATATCTGCTGTTGATCTAATAAATACAGCTGCATCGATATTAGTTACTGTATATGGTAAATTTGGCGCAGTAGTTTCAGTATTACCAAAATATGTATGTCCTTCCCAATATGTATCAATTGTACTTTGAGATTTTAATTCACCAATACTTACATCGGGAAACAATGAAGATGTACTAGGAACAAATATTTCTGTTTCTTCTAGTTCAACATCATTAACTAATTCAAACGTTCCGGCTGTTCCTTTATTATTAGTATATACTTTTATTCTGTTAACATCGCCAGTTGCAGGTTCTAAATCTTTAACTTCTATGTATGCATATGATTGTGAATTTTCTGTTTCAGTATATGTAGGCGTAGCTTCATATGTTATTGAATATGCACTAGGTTCAAATGAACTATACGTATGTGGAAATATACTTTCGCTACTTAGAACCGTATACTCTTTGTCTAACAATGCTGTAGTTGGAGTTAATATCTTTTTTATCGTAGACACATAAGGCGTTGTAACAACCGGATACTCCGGTGTAGGAGTAGGATTTATAGGAGACGCAACTGTAATAGTTCCAGTTTTCATGTCAGTAGTAAGAGTTGCTCCTACTATTTCAACTGCAGGTTGTCCGTTATATGTATATAGTGTAGCTCTACCAGTGCCATATGTTGGAAATTGACCATTTGAATATGTACGATCCAATTGTACTCCTACTTGTTCTCGTATAGTAACATCTGGTAATGTTTCAAAAATTATTTCTGAATTATTAGAAATATTAGGATTAACAGGTGTTGTTCTGGACCATCGTATATTAACACGTCCTTGATATTCTTGTGGAGTTGGTACACCTTCGATTACAGAAGCTTCTGCAACTAATGTTACTGTGCAATCGCCTGGGGATGTGTCTTCATAAATATAAATTGCAATAACACGGCTCTTATCTTCATCGATAAAATCTACAACTTCAGTGTATATAGGATCTCCGTTATAATCTAAAACTTCAATACCTAATGCGCCGCCTGTAGTTAAATTAGTTGGGTGTCCTCGTAATTTGAATAAATTTTTACCTGCAGTTAATTTTGTAGGAAATTCTGATATTTGAAAATAATCTGGTGATGTTAATGAAGGATCTTCATAAAAAACAGGTATAAATTCTAAACCTTTATATACAGCTTCTTTACGTTCCATTGATTGTTACACTTTATTAATAAATATCAAACATGAAGAATCTGGCTGTATCCGTCAGTTTTGTTTACTTCTATTAAATTGTCTACCATATCACGCATTGTGTCTACATGAGATATAATAATTGAAAAGTCAAATTTAGTTCGGAAATAATCAAATAGATTGCTAACTGCTGAAATATGTTCTGCATCTAAACTGCCCCATCCTTCATCGATTGCTATAAAATTAGGACGAGGCAAAGCAGAAACATTGATAAGTGCTATACGTATTGCTAAACTAGATATAAATCTTTCCATACCACTCGTTAATTCTAATGGCCAATAATTTTCTTGATCATATATAATATATCCATTAATATTTTTACCATCGGTGTTCATAACCATGTTAAAATCTACTACTTGATTTAAAACATTGTTTATTTCTGATTCTATTTTAGGAATTGCCTTTGATATTAATTCATATGGAATACCATCTCGTTTAACTGATTTTAAATAATATTCATATGCTTTATATTCTATTTCCAATTGTTGGTATGTTTCCAATTGTTCTAATGCTGTCTTTTTCTTGGTTTTAGCAACTTGTATTTCTCCATGATTGGTTTTTATTTGATCTTGAAGTGTTTTTATCTGACCGGAGATTGTATCAATTTTACCTTTACAGTCATTAATGTTTTTATCAACAGCTTTATTCCAAACAATAGCAGATTTATTTCTTTTAAACGATTCTTGTCGTTCTATGTTGTTTTCTAATTCTGTTTCTTTAGTTTGAAGATCATTTTCATGAATCTGAAGTTGTAGTTCATATATTTCAATTTTATTTTTATATGTGTCAATATTACTATTTGATTCATTATATTCAGTAAGTTGCGTTCGATATACAGTTAAACTATTTTGTAAAATTTTATTTAATTCAATATTATCTTCAATACCTGTTAATATTTTTCTATCTTGGTCAATCTCGTTCTTTGCTTGAATTGCGTCTTGCACAAAAACGTTAGACACACAGTATTCACAATTTGGGTCATATTTGTGCGTCTCAAGATGTTCAATTTTCGTTTGCTTATCATTTACTATTCTTTGTTGTTTTTTTTGTTCTTCCCATAAACCGTCAATTTTAAATTCGTTATCAGTTAATTGTTTATCTTTGTCTTTTAAGTTATCAACATTGTAATTTTGTATTGCAATTGTCTCTTCTATATTATCAATTTTATCTTGATATCCTAAAATTGTTTGTTCTGTTTCTTCGATTGTCTCTTGAAGCTTTTCTATTTTTTCAGTTAAATTAGTTTCAGTTTTCTGTAATATTTTAATATCATCACCTTCATAACTTGTAGGTTGTTTTGTTTCAATTAGTTGTACTATAGAATCTTGTAATGTGTTTCTGTCGGTTTGTTTGTCTGATTCTTTTTTATTCGTATCTGCAATTAGTTTTTCGTTGTTATTAATAACGGCATCTGCAGATGTTATTGTTTCTGCAAAATCAGTTTTCTTAAATGCTTTAAGTCGTCCTGCTGTTTCTTTTATTTCGTCTGTTGCTAAATGATAAAGTTGTTCAAATACAGTAATGTCTAAAAATTGAGATAACAAGTCTTTTCTTTCACGTTGTGATTTTTCTATAAAATTATTATTATCTGCTTGAAGTGAAAATGCAGTTAAAATAAAATCATTGTATGTTCCTAAATAACGACGTATACTTTTATTTGTGTCACTTCGTTCATCACCATTTAGATTTTCTGTTTCGGTATAAAAGTTAACGTCCACTTTTACATGGTTGTCTTTTTTCTTGGTGCCAACTCGTTCAATTGTATAAAGAACATCATTCATTTTAAATTTAAACACTCCACGAAAGTTAGACTTTTTATTGTTTAACACTTCATGAGCTTTGCTTGTTTTACTGCATTTGTCAAATATAGTATATGTTATAGCATCTAATAAACTTGACTTACCACTTGTATTTGCAGCAAATAAACCACAGACATCACTCATTTTATTGAAGTCTACATTGTTACCAGCGCCATATGAAAACATGTTGTCAAATTCAAATGAGACCGGATGCCATGTTATATGACGTACTGATTCAACTGCTGGTAGTTTAGAATTAATAGATCGATTAATATGTCGTATTGCATCTAACTCATCTGTAGTTGCTTGTGGAAATTTAGTGTTAATAAATTCAGTTAACAAAGTGTTTTGATATTCAACGTCTCGAACATTGCCAATTGTAATAGTTCCAGACTCAGCATTGTTTTGTGCGGATATAGTTCGTTGTATGGTAATGTCTTGAACATTGTATTTTTTACGAATCATGGTAACCAATCGTTTCATGTCTGATGCACTAGTTTCATTGAACTTGATTCTTATTCTGGGCTTGTTAGGCATTCGATGTGGTGACTTGACAATTTGAGAGCCTTCTGTTTCTATAGTTACATATCCATAATCATTGTGTATTTCTACAAATTCAGCTTTTTTAGTTTCTACATCCCAAACAAGTATTCCGTGATCTAATGCTTCGCCATGATTTTGTTGTATAAGTGAACCAGGGTATGCAATAGTTTCAGTTAAGAATTGAGCCGGCTTATGAATGTCACCTAGTAGTGTCATGTCGTGTCCGGAAAACAAGTCAGTAGTAACATGCTCATTAGATATTTCATATCCTATATCTGTTTTTGCAGAATGCACAGCACCATGATGTAATGCAATCTTTAAGTTGTCTGTTACAATGTCTTTGCCTTTTGTGTATTGAGCAGGCTCAACGTCGACAGCCATATGATTCCAAGTTATTCCAGCAAAATCAAAAGTACCGTTGTCTTTTATAAAAACAATGTTGTCATTAGCAATCATATCCAATACCGGAGACAATGCATCTTCACGATATAAATTGTTTAGATTCATGTCATGATTACCAAGAATAACAATTGTAGGAATATTGAATCCTCGAAAGAAATCAGTAAGCATTCTAATCAATTCGGGGGACATGTCCAATTTACTATGAACAATATCTCCAGTAACTACTGCTATACTGTTTTCAGTTTTAGTTTTATTAATATAATCAAACATGTTTTCAAATACATGCCGATACTCTTTGTGACGTTTCAACGTACGAATATGCACGTCGGATATATGATAAATTTTATCAGCTTTTTTTATTTCCATAAAATACCCATTCGGAGTTGCATTAGTTGTTCAAATGTCATTACTCCGGTTTGTTCTATAATTTCTGTTATACGATGAAATCCTAAATCGGATGCATCTTGCTCTTTTAATTCTATAAAATATACATTTAATCCTTCACCCATAAATCGTTCTGCAATACTCAATGCATTGCGAATGGCGTCAGCATCTAAACATATGTAAATGTCTTTGACTCGTTTTTCAATAATCTTTTTCTGTAGTTGAGGTTGTATAATTTTACCAAATAATGGTATTGCATTTCTTTTTATTGCAATTGCATCAAATGACCCTTCGCAAAGTACTATTGGTTCTTCCCAATTGATGAGCAAATCAAATCCTATAATATCTTTGCTTACCTTTGGATTCTTGTGTTTATATTTATCAGCATTATAAAATGCTCTACTTACAAAATAATTCAATTGTCCGTTACAATCATAACTAGGAATAATAATTTTGCCACTATACTCTCCTCGCTCACAATATCCTATACGATATTTTAATATATCAAATATAGTAACACCTCGTCGTTTTAGATATGCAACAGCATTGCGAAAGTCAGGAGTCTTTTTGTGTTTCCATAATGGAACATATTCTTCGGGCAGTGATATTGTTTCTACATGTTTAACTTCATTGTCAAAGTTTTTATATTTTGCCGACTTAATTATGCGAGATAATTGTTCAAAGTATTGTTTACCCAAGTTCATTTGTTTAAATAAACTGTTTATACTTCTACCTTTTTTATCAGATATCCAACAGTGCCAGGCATTTTGACCTTCGCTTGTTGTGTTGATGTCTATTTCTAATTTAGGTTTATAATGTGAAGTAAATGGGGAGAAAAATGCAACGTTATTACCAGATGTAGATTTACCTTTACCTAAGACAGATTCCAGTAACTGTAGTAATTTAAGATTTTGCATATATTATATAATAAGAAATAACTGTAATTAATCCAATTAATCCAATTAATAATATTATTATAATTAATTATAGTCAGACACATATATTACATATATGGTCTAACGATCAATTCAAGTCTGAATCAATCATTTTAAATAATTAACATCATTTTAATGAATATATTATTTTTTTTTCACAAATCAAACCTTATACAAAAAAACGTTTCGGATCCTGCACTTCTTCGCCTGGTTTTAAACATTCTGCCATCCATTCTACCGGTATTTCTTTTTTTGCTACATAAGGAATACCCATCTTAATTGCATAGGCTTCATATGTTGTTTTACTACCTTTAGATATTTTTTGATTTGGACTTTGAAACACCATTCGTATATCCATATCAGGATTTGACTTTAATACATGTTTCATTTTTTTACGATCCGTTGCAGTCCAACGACCTTTTGTTTCAATATACATCAATGTTCCATCTCGTTTAGTAAATACAAAATCCGGAGTATATTTATGTTTTGATTCTGGCACTATATAATGCAATGTTTCAGTTTCATAACAAACTTCGTAATTATTAGATTTAATTTGTTCTGCTACTGTTAATTCTAATCCTGATTTATAACCGTATTTATAAGCTGCTTGTCGTTTTTTACTTCCAGCAGTATGCCA